TAGCGTGCTTACGGAAATCTTCTTTATTTTTCCATAATATACTAATTGTTGTATGAGAATTTTCTATTTTTCTTCGTGCCATATGGGTAATAAAATTAAGTCTTATATAAGTCTTTACAAAGTTCCTAAATTACATATCATTCTTGAATTACATAGGTCTGCAATATCAACACCAATAAATACTCTCTTTCTCCATCTCGAAATGGGGTATTTAAACTGTTTTACCCTACCTTCTGCAACCCTATCATGTACTTCACAACTAAAGAACTTTCTCATATCACCAGCTTTTCCATGAAAATCATTATATCTCATCTTAACTACTTTATCTGGATAGTATACTTGTAGTATCATATGTGCTAATTCATGACATATCACTGACATATTTTGTAGCATTATTAGACTATTAATACTATCTGTTACATAACAAATAATATTTCCCTTACCTGTAACACCATGTGGTATACTGAAATCCAATTCTTCTGCTCTACTATCATTTGCATAAAATGATGTATCATAATCAGTTGTTGGTTTGATCTCTATTATCCATTTATCTTGTGCAACATATCTTTTATAATCTGTATAGTAGTAGTGCTCATAAATATATTTAAGAATTAATTTTTGATATAATTTTTTGTCTATATTCTTTGTTGTAAAGTTAATCTCCATTAATCACACATCTCCAATTGAGAATCTTGTGTAAAGTAACAGGCTTTAGGATTATAAGGAAGTCCAGTTCCACCAAAGCCATCTTCCCCATATAACTCCATAACCATTTTAATATCTACTAAATGAACATTCCATTCATCATCTGAGAATGGTTCTAATGATGGTTTCATGACTGATTTTTCCTGGTTAACTCCAAAGAAATGACCAAGTCCAATACCATGACCAACCTCATGCATGACTATATTTCTAATTGTATTCATAGGAAGTGGTTTCCTATTGTTTGAGAATGTGACTGTGGCATCATCATTTTTATCAATATCCCCTAATTTAATTGTTATCTTTTTGTTTTCTGTTGCGTTTAAAAACACTTTAATGAATGTAAATTTGTGGTTTGACTTGGAGAAATCTATACCTGTAGATCCTAGAGCATTAGTCTCGGTATTAATATCATCATATGTTATAAGAATATTACACAGTGGATAGTCATTTGGTGTGGCAGTATCATGCTCTTCAAATGGTATTGTTGGTAATACTTTCATATCCCAATTTCCATCAGTTACTGCAATAAGAGATACTTCCCAATAATAAATAGCAATTATGGTTTCCTTTTCTATTGCTTCCCAATTTGAAGTGAAGACTGGGTCAGCTTCAAATATACATATGTTTGGATTTGTTGAATGTTTTATTTTTAGATTATCATATTTATCATATATTGATAAATCAATTTGACCAAATGCAGTATTAAAAGAGAAGAAACATACTAATGATACTATTAATAGTAACCATAATATCTTTTCAACGGTGTCCATAGTAAGATTTATATGTGGTTATTTATAAAGAACCCCATGGGTAGTATAATGAATGCCAAGTATGCTGGAAGTTGTCAGTTCTGTGGCGATTCTTGGGCAGTTGGTACTAAGATTTTTTATCAAAAAACACCAAAGGCTATTTGTTGTACTGAGAAATGTTTTACTGAACAGGGAGGATCTGTTTCAGAATGGAAACCAAAAACCCAGGGAACAAGACAAGATGAAGCAGTTAAGATAGTTCTTCCAGACGTTCCAATACCAGACGGTGTTAAGACTTGTGCTGAAATGGTTCAACAATGTATAGTTGTTGCACATCATTTAACAAAGTCAATGTACCCAGATCTTAGTGAAGAGACACATACATTCGGTCAAATAAGAAGTAAGTTAACAGATCAGATCTTATCTGTATGTCACCTAACAAAAGAATAGTTACATTTATATTAGGTTAAGTTTTAATGTGTTCATGAACGTATCAGAAGTAGTAGATATTGACGGTTCATTCCAGAATAGTACAGCAATCATTGCTGGAGATAAAATAACTATTCAAGGCTTTACTGTAAAACACGTAGAGTCTCTTGGTTCTGATGTTGCAGAGATAAAAACAACAAGTGGACTCAGACATTCGTTTGGGAAAGCAGTTGTTGGTCAAGCAAAATCAGAATACTGGAATGACATAGTCACCAAATGCATCAAAAAAGATGCAAGTGATGGACTTGATGTATATGTTGTTGAGCGTGAAGCAGAGGGTACAGGCAGAATGATGCTATCTCTATCCATGTTTCCACCTAAAGCAATACAATAAATACATCATCTTCTCTTTTTTTTATGAAGTCTGATAAAGGAAAAACTGAAAAAAATGAAATGGATAAAACTATCAAACGGTAAGTGGAAACCAGCCACCAAAAACCCAAAAGAATTTTGTTATGAAATGACTTATGCATTTAAAAAAAAGCGTGAAGCAAGACGTGCTTTGGTGTGGTTTCATTGTGAAATTTGTAAAAAGAAATATAACTTAAAAGATCCATGTGTTCATCATTTAAGTGACTCACCAGAACATCAAAAGATTTATGCAGAATATCAAAAATCACTTAAGAATGAATCAGCCCCAACTGAAGAGACATTTAAAACGAAAGGTTTATATGACTAAAAATTAGGATGTTTGTATGAAGAGCCAAGGACTAGGTAAATCATTTTATAAATTACCAGGGAGATCAGGTGGATCAAAAACAATTTTAGGTACTGGTGATAATCATGTAGGTTCTTTGTTTGCAGTGGCATCAGAACATCCAGTTCTTTCAGACGGACAGGAGGTAAAACCAACAAAAATAATGGCTGTTTTACACGGTGTCTGGGAAGATGTTAGAGACAGCCTAATGAATAAACATCCAAATCTTATGGTATGTAATGGTGAACCAATAGATGGTGCAAACCCAAAACAGTTAGGACAACAAAGTTGGACTACTGATTATGAGGCAATGATGCAAGACTATATGAAATTAGCAGCCATGTTTAATTATAAACAATTTCTATTTACTAGGGGATCTGGATATCATACCACGGTAGGTGGAACAAACTTTGAAGAAATATTAGCAAATAGAATGCCAAGAGTTATGAAATATAAAGCCCACGGTGGTGGTGGGTCAACAGATTTTTATGCCAATGTTGAAGCCAATGGTAAAATATTTAATTTCTCACATCATATAGGATTCACTAAAGGATTACAAACTAGGGCAGCAGCATTATCAAGAGAGATGGCTAATATGCATTATGAAGCTGACAAACTAGGAAAGGTTGATGTTATAGTTAGAAACCATGTTCATTATTTCTGTCATGTTGAATTCACTCACACACATGGAGTCATTGTTCCAGCCTGGAAATACCCAGACGGTCATCTATTTAGAGGTGGGGTTGCAGGAACCACACCAGAAATTGGTATGGTTGAAATGATAATAGAACCAAACGGTGAAATTATTTTTAAGAAACATATAGCAGAATTAGGTACAAGTCTTAAAGCAAGAGTGAATCATATATGAAAAAGAAATATGAGATAGTTTTTGATAGTGAAGATGACTTGGTTATGATGAAGCCTGTTTTTATTATTGATAAAGTCCTAAAGACCATTAAGAAATCTGGAAAGAATGGAGCTTCTAATAAAGAAATATGTGATCTACTCAAGTTAGATAATAGAGGGGTTAGAGATGCTACACAGAAACTAAAGGCAAAGAATAAAATAACTGTGTTTTATTGTAGATGTGGTGGAACACCAATATACAAAATTATATAAACTGGTTATATTCAGATATCTTTATATTAGGCTGTATTCTTAAAGTCTCTATGTTCATTAATCTTTGCTGGAAGAAGGATAATAAAACACTTAAAGCCTGTTTCCCTATAAATAAATTAGGGTTGATGATGCAAAAACTAGAGAAGCAAGGAATACAAACATGGTTTGAAATGCCAGCTTTTTAATTTTTTCTTAATAAGTTATATTATACAAGTTATTAAGTAGGTTTATATGTGGGTTAATTTTAATAACCCCATGGCAAAAATAAGAAGTATATCTGTTTCACAATCAACTGAAAAAATATTTGATGAGTTTGATAAAGTAAGACCAAACAATGTTTCATTTAGTGCAATGCTTGGGTTGGCTGTTAAAGAGTATATGGAAATTCATAAAACAAATGACATGAGACTTGATAACTTTACTGATTCAAATTCTATTGTTCCAGCATTGTTAGCAGACATAACAGTATGGAGTGACTATATAAATAAAACTGATATGCAGAAACTTACAAGTATTAACAGAAGACTAATCCAATTAGAAAACCTTATCAATATTAGACAGGGAGTTTTACTTACATGAAAACAGACTCTGCATTTATAGATGAGATACATGAGATATTAGAATCACCTATATACACAAATGTAATAGATGCACTTAGACCAAATAGTATATTTGTATTAGATGTGTCAACACCAGCACTTACTGATGTTTTCATTGAGGCTGGTGGAGACTTTATTAAATTTCTTAAACAAGCAATCTATATAGTAATCCAGGAAAAGAGGGGTACTGATTATGATTCTGAAACAAATTATAGAAATCTAAAAATAGAGATATCTGGTGTTTCAACAATAGAAATGCATGATGTTAATGTAAGAGATTATGAGAATAAGACAGTGTGTTTTGATTGTATAGTTATTGCGGCAGATACCCCAAAGTCATATGTAAAGAAAGGTAAGGTAGTTTGTCAACTATGTGGTAATAGTGAGGATGTTTCATGTGATGCCAATAGGGAAATACCACATTTAAAATGTGACACACCAAGTTGCCAGAAAAATATAATGAAAGTCAATACAGAAAATCTAATAACAGATGATATTCAAACACTTCTATTACAAGAGCCAATGGATAAATCCAAAAACAATTCACCTGTAATAATAACTGCAAAGATATTAGGCTCTAATGTTGGAACTGTTTTTATTGGTCAGAGGAAAAGGGTAACAGGTATTTTTAGAACTGTTGTTCAAGCAAGAGAGATTGAGCATGAGATAGTTTTAGAGGCAGCATCACTTGAGGACTTGGAAGAAACCAACTTTATAAAACCAGATGAGTCAGCCCTGGCAAAGTTAAAAAACTTTGCAGCAAGAGATCCTATTGAATATAAGAAATCAATTATCAATTCATTCGCCCCACACATATTTGGGTTTAGTTCAATAAAGGAATCAATAATACTATCATTATTAGGTGGTGTTAAAACAGATAGGAAACGTGGTGACATACACATTCTTATGGTAGGTGATCCATCAATGGCAAAGTCTGAAATATTAAAGTCTGCAAAAAGGGTAACACAGAAATCAATATATACATCAGGTAAAGGTTCTTCTGCGGCAGGTCTTACAATAGGAATGGTAAAGTTATCTGATGGTAGGCAAGTAGCACAAGCTGGAGTAATACCACTTTGTAGTGGGGGCTTTGCATTTATTGATGAGTTTGATAAAATGAATAAAGATGATAGGTCTGGGTTACATGAAGCCATGGAACAGCAAACAGTATCTATCGCAAAGGCTGGTACTAAAATGACTCTACCAGCAGAGACAACAATACTTGCGGCAGCAAATCCTACACATGGTAAGTATGATACATCACAATCTTTGGGTGATAATCTGGATGTACCCCCTGCCTTACTGTCAAGATTTGACCTTACATGGTTGTTCATAGATAGAATTCATAGGGATGAAGATAGGGCAAAAGCAAAACATATTATAAATTCATTTACAAATAACTCTGAAGTTAATAATGTATTTCTTTCTGATTTAGAACTAACATCAGTTTTAAATTATTCAAGAACATTAAAACCAGTTATAACTGACAACGTGGTTGAGAGGATTCTAAAACTATATGAAAAACTTAGAGATATGTGTAGAGAAGAAGAGATGACAAAACTACCAGTAGGTACAAGACAACTTGAAGCAATAATAAGAATGTCTATTGCACACGCAAAACTATTCTTTAGAAGTAATGTAATTGAAGAAGACCTTGTTGCTATAGAGAATTTACTAAAGGCATCACTTGACACATTTGGTTTGGACTTAAGCAAAGGTAACTTTAATCAGGCATTCCTTGATGGTATTAAAACAAAGGATACTAAAGAACAGATAGCATTATCTATCTGGTATAACGTTGGTGATGAAAACGGTAATGTTAAAGTCGACACGTTTATAAAAGAACTATCAAACGCTGACAAGTTTGATCAGAGTTCTGCAAACAGAATGTTTACTGATTGGGAAAAGAATATAATAATAAAGAGAAACCCTGATGGTTCCTATAGGAAGACATAGGTTTATATGTGAGAGTTGTTGAGATTTACATTGATTAAATTATCTGTATTATTATTATTAATAATTACTATAACAGTAACACCTGCATATGCTATTAATACAACTGAGTTTACAATAATTGATAGTATTAGTGGTGATGAAATAGCTTGTCTTGGGTTTGTAAATTTACCTATTGGTTCAACATCAGTCTCACTATTATACAATGGTAATGCACAAAGTACAACACATAATATTTTACCAGAGTCTGATATTTTTACTGATGGTATGATATGTCAGACTGGAACTAACCATAGACTTGCAGGGGAATACAAATTTTTTGCAGGTGGTAGTGAAGTATATTCTAATACAATAGTTTTATCTGAATATCATAATGAACCACCAGTAATTACATCTGCTACTGTCAGTTTAGATTCAGGTAATACATTAACTGAAGAAGTAGAATCTCAACCATTACTACCAATAGAACCAGAAATATCTGTAGACATATCTGATAATAAGGTAGAAGGAACCACAACTGAAACTGATAAACAAATAGTTATCACAACTATATCACCATCATCTGAGGTAGACCATAAAATTATAAAGCCAAATGATAATGGCACATATTCAACAGACCTTAACCCATCAGAACCAGGAGAACACATTGTATATATAACACAAGATACCAAGACAGTACAAACAACACACGTAGTAGAAGAAGAAGAAGTTGACTTGGAGATAAGGTTACAGATCTTGCAGACTTTACAAAAAATACTGGAGATAATATTTGGCAAGTAGATGGTTAGTTTTCATTGGATGTATACTATGTTTCACTCCACTATTCCCAATTGGAATATGTTTGATAGCATGGTATGTTATTGATTTGTTATTTAGAAATGGTAGTACACTTGTGAATACTGGCACACAATATATTGATAATCACTATACACAGAATATAGAAAACATGAATGTTAATACATCTAATGATGATGACAGTGATGACAATAACGAAAAGGATAAAAAGGAGTATCCTAAAGAGTATATGAGTTTGGAAACAAGGGAGGAAAATGCATGAGTGATGAAGAAATGATACCAGATGTTGGTATTGTTGAAACTACAATAGAACAACCAGAAGTTGATCTAAGTCTAAGTCAGTTGAAAGGACTTGGTGCAGTTTCAGAAAAAAAACTTAATGGGTTTGGAGTAACAAGTTTGTTAGACTTATGTGTAAGAGGTTCATATGAGATAGTAGAAATAACAGGTACTGCAAAACCAACAGCAGATTCATGGGTCTTCTCTGCACAAAAGATACTTGAGGATTCAGGTCTTATTAGAAATACAACTATGAATGTTCTTGATCTTATGGAGTACCAAGAAAATTATGATAAGGTATCAACAAAATGTAATGCAGTAGATGAATTAATAGGGGGTGGTGTAAACCCTGAAGCTATATATGAAGTATACGGTGAGTTTGGTTCAGGTAAGACACAGTTCTGTAATACTCTTACTGTAGAAACTATAAAACAAGATAAGAATGTTGTCTGGATAGACTGTGAAGATACGTTTAGACCAAGAAGAATAGGAGAGATATTAATAGCAAGAGGTTATGCAGTTAACATGGATGATGCCAAGAATTTTATAAGTAATATAACATATTTCTATACACCAAACACTGAACAATTAATGGGAACAATCAATGGACTGTCAAAAGTATTAGTAGAAAAGAAACCAAGACTTGTTGTGATTGATGGTTCTATAGGTCAGTTTAGGGAGGAGTATCTGGGAAGAGGTACACTTGCAGCAAGACAGAATCAAATTGCTAGACTCATGACACATATTAAAAATATATCATTCTACTTTAAATGTACTGTTGTATTTACAAATCAAGTACAATCTGATCCAAGTGTAATGTTTGGTGACCCTGTTAAACCAATAGGTGGAAATATTGTAGGTCATGCATCAACATACAGAATGTACTTTAAGAAATCTGGTAGGAAAAGGAGAGCAAGAATGGTAGATAGCCCTGAACATCCTATAGCAGATGCAGAGTTTGCTCTTAATGAAAAAGGAATAGATGATATAGAAGATCCTAAGACTTGAACAATAGAAGTCGAATGAGATTCAGCAATAGAAAGGCTGTCATTTGGTTATTAGAAAATGGGTATGATGAAATCTGGTTAAAGGCACATACTAAAAGACATGATTTAATCTATACTGTGGGAGATTGGTATAGGGCTTTGGACTTATGGAATCTTTTTGATGGTATATGTTTTGATCAGCCTGGTAATCTTATTCTATTACAAATTAAAACAAATGCATGGGCTTCTAAGAAACCAATATTGGACTTCTTAAAAACTAGAAATAATCTTATAGTATTGGTTATAAATGTTAAGAAAACAAAAGGAAAAAAGTGGGAAGTGATGATAAGAAAGTACGAAACTTAATATACATCATACACAATTAAAATATATGGTAGATATAAAGATTATTGCATCTGGAGTTTGTAAAACGTGTGGTCATAATCAACAAGCACACCAGGATAATACAGTATGTGATGTTGATGACTGTGAGTGTACTGCAATAGGTTCTTACTAAGATTTATATACCTAAACATTTTATTATTAATGTGCATATAACAAAGAATGGTGATGTGATTGGTACTGGTGAGGACACTGCATATGAAATACTTAAAGAGTTATATAATGAAGAAGATATAAAAAGACAATATAAATTTTGTGAGTTAATGAGTGAAGAGTTTAAAGGTACTCTTGGTGAAAGGCAATTCAAAGAAACCATAGATCTAATTGTCTTTAGAAAAGCAAAGAAAACAATAGTGTTAAGAATACAAGACAAACATCATGCTGGTCTTGTTACATCATCTAGAGATACAGTTCAAAAACAAATGCTTGAATGGAATAATTGTATAGTGGTTGATGCCTGGTATAATGAGTGCCCTGAAATATGGAAGGAAGAATTAACAGATGGTAGTAGAACCGAGCTAATAAATCTACTTAATGCTAATGATATATATCTGACTTAGCCTTATCACTTTCGTCTCTTAGATACTGTAGATAGATATTTGTTTTCTCTTGTGTTAGTTTTTCATTAACCATTAGCATTACTATTCCTACTTCTAAGAAGTTCATACTTTTCTCTTTAATACATTCATCAAGAACACCATCCATCTTATTGAACATAGTGTTAACAACATCCCATCTTGGTTTTATTGTTTCTATAGTTTCATCTGCCATATCTTTTTTTAATATCTTATATATATAAACTTATGCATACATATTAGTCACGAGAGAAAGCGTATTTTAAAAATTTAGCAGCACATCTAGTACAAGTTTCTTTACCATTCCAGGTACACCAATCATCAACAAGTTTAAAGCACGTAGTGCACGTTATACTATTTTTTTCTATTCTTTCTCACCTTCGTTATAATTGCTAATGTAATTCCTATGATTGGAATCATTTCCAACGTGTCTATTCCATAAAGAAAGAAGTCAACTATAACTCCATGACCATGAAGTACACCACCACCAAATATACATTCCAATGCCCACCATGAATGAGGTATCTGTAGATATAATATGATTGCCGAAATCAGCAGCCCCTCTGTTATATGCCTTTCATACCAATCGAGGAACCTAGTAATAGGATTCATAATAAAGTTTAAAGGCTGGAGAATTTAACTCTTTCTATGAGGCTTGATTTCAAAACCAGTGGGAGTAATGAGAGAGGTATATATTACGGAGAAACTGAGAGAATAATAGTTTTCCTAAACTGGCATGAATCATTAGATGATGTATTTAAAACTATAACACATGAAGTCATACATTTTTGTTTAGATCATTATGAAATGGTCGACCCAATAGATGAAGATCAAGAGGAACGCTTGATATTTCAGATGGCATGGGCTATGGAATCACTTATCTGAATTACTTTACAGTGTGATTTACAATAGTATTTACCAGAAACATGGTTGGTTGAAGTCATTAAACAACCACATGACTTACATTTCCATGTAAGTTCCTTGTTTTTATTCCTACAAGCAACACAGAATCTATACTTTCTAGATCTATTTTGTCTTCCTACTTCATAGCTACTTAGAGGTTCACCACACTCTAAGTTAACACAAATAAAATCAGTCCTTTTCAGGATACCCATCTCTAATAGCTCCATTGATTGTACTTAATAGAGAACCTGTTATTAGGAACTCTTCATTTAATAATCTTATTATCTGACTTGCTTCATCATCTGATAGTTTTCTTGACCTAGTGCTCTTTAGTTTTTCTATTGTTGTATCAATAATTGAGTCAGATTGTTTACTCATTACTCCAACAACTATAACCGAAAGATAATGTGCAATGAATTTTTCTCTCTCTGTTAATTCATTCATAACTCTAACCCAAATGTACTAGCCAGATCTGAGAACTTTTTATATTCTTCCAATATTATTCTACCATTCTCAGTAATTATATAAGTATTATTACCATTAGTTTCTATTTTGTTCATCAATCCTCTACCTACTAGTTTTTGTATCAAAGACAAACCCCTAGTATATGGAAGATTACTTTTAGTTAATAACTTAGTAACACCCACACCAGTTCTTTCTGCCTGACTTGTTTCTTTTAAAACGTCATACATTATTTGCATTGCATATCTTTTCTTCATTATATTTTCCAATTATACATCAATATAAATCTATCTGAATTTTTCAAGATCTGCTACATCCATTATCATTTCTTCTAGTTTTGGGTCTGATAGATTACGTCTTTGTGTATCTAATACTTCATCAAAATCAATATCA